CCTTTGTTTAACAGATCCATATAGGGTTGTTCACGTTCTTTTTTCCGTTGGACCATACCCTTTACTTTATTGATCGCTTCTTGACCAATTTTAGTACCAGCGATGGCAGTTCCAGCAGCAAGACCTGCTCTGATAGCAAGTGCTGCAGGGCCTTCCTCAAGGGTTTCACCTTCTGGTTCAAAAGAATTGTTCTGTTGAATATTCTTTTGTTGTTGATCTCTGGTTACTGTGGGTCTCTTAGTGCGGTTGATTTTAACACCCGTCTTCTCAAGAGCACCTTGGATTCCTCTGGTGGCCTTGTCAACTGCCTGTTGAGCACCTGCACCCAGGAACTCATCAAGTTGATCACCTTCTGGTTCATAACCAGCCTTCTGGAGAGGAGGAAGTTTTGCACCAGTTTTCTTTGGTTCCTTTTGGTATACAGGAACTCCACCACCAAGACCAGAACCTGGCTTCATCTTAACTGAACCACCAACGGCCTCAGTGTGATAACCCTTATTGTCGCAGTGTTTGCAACCTTCACCCTTGCACTTTGGGCACTCTTCTTTCTCCTCACATCGAGGCATGATCTCTACTTTGTTCTTGACCTTACCAGCCTTTTTCTTGTCTTCATCAGACATTACTTCGGAAAGATCTTGTCTCCAGTTAGAAAAAGATTCCTTGTAACCTTTCTTTTTCTTCTTACGATCAGAACCACAGGAGGACTCACCCAGAACTTCAGAGTTCTTGGCATAGTTATCGAAGTGTTCATGATTCTCTGCATAGACAACCGTAAGGTTCTCTACTGCAACGTTCTCAAGAATGGCACCGTCTTCAAACTGAATGTCGTAGTGAGTTACGGTTCCATCTTCCAACATGGTGTGCATTTCAGGGATGCACTTGGCCTTCTTACCCTTATACTTTACGTCTTTTGCACAAAGGTGAGTCTTCTTACCCATGGCCTTTGCAACAGTCTTACGACGGTTTGCAAGATATGAGTCAGACTCATCCTCATCACCATCGTTGTCGATGTCACCATCTTCCTTACCAACGGGGTCAAGTTTCTTGGCCTCGGTGGTTACACTTCTCTTCTTGACTTTACCTGCGAAACCACTACCTGAAGCTGCGGCTCTCTTGGTGTCTTCTTTCTCATCAGACTTCTTAAGATCACCACCACCCTTAGCAAGGGCTTTCTTCTCACCCCTGTCCTCAGGTGCATCACCCTCATCAGTCATCTCAACCGATGCAATCTTAGGATCATTACGCAACTGAGCAATCATCTCTCTGGTTGCATAACGAACATAAGAAGAACCACTATCCTTATGTTTTACACGAATTTTATACTTGGTTCCAGACTTAGTTTCCTTGGTGGTTACTTCAAGGATAAGATCGTTGATTTCCTTCTCATCCCACTGTAAGGAATCCACCGTAAGACTTCCATCACTGTTGACAGACATTCCAGGGTTAATCGACTTAAGAGCCTTTCTAACTTTTTTAGCAGCACCCTTAAGTCTGCCAGGAAGTTTTTCTACAAATTCGGCAGCTCTAGGACCAGCCATGACACTACCTGGGCCAATTTGACCCCCACCATCAGCATACTCCATTACAGTATCGCCGAAGAAGTCATCCCACTCGGCACTCTCTTTGAAACCTTGGAAGGCATTAGCAACCTGGGCCTTCTTACGGGTGTCTACAGAGAACAACAGTTGATTCGCTTCGACGAATCTGGCAAACTGTTTCACAGACATCTGGTACTTCTCAGCCTGTTCTGTGAAAGCACCTTCCTTACGACACTTCACCATGGGGCGACGATCACCACCAAGGGGCTCACGAGGAGTTCCTTCTGGATTGCTTTTCGTCAGACGCTTTCTATCTTCCTCTGGTTGAACAGAAGCTTCAACGATCTTACCATAAGCATCAACAAATGACTGATACTCAGAACGAACCTGTCTGGAGTCCTTCATGACTTTCTATAATCTTTACGATACTGTGACCTAAGTTTATTTATAATTGGCCATTGTCCTGCAACTTTAGTCGCAGTGTACTCAGTATATTTTGGGGTTGCAAACTGTTTATGATCCCTGTCAGAAACCTCAGAAAGATCCTTCAACCATGACTTGAACATGATGTTATCTTCTGTGACTGCGATCACATAGTTTGCACCACGACGGGCAATCTTTCCAATAAGACCGTGGTTCATGTTCTCTACCCAAGAACCCACCTTAAAGAGTTTTTGAGTAAAGTAATTCTCTCTGAGAGAATTGGGAAACAATTTAGGTGCAATCTCCCAACCCTCAGACTTAACTTTCATGTTCTTACGAAGAGTATTATAAAGTTGTTGTGCAGTCTTGTCGTTCAGATTCTTGGAGATACCAGAACGGAAGGTATCATAATCACCCTCTAGGGCTGCTTTACGTAGCTTAGATGCAGACATACCTTCGACACCCTCGGCATCGGCATCACGTTCGCCGGCTGATACAATGTTAATCTTCTTAAAGTCGTATAACTGACCATTATATTTGTTGGCCAGGTTTTCAAACTCTTTAACTCTATCGGACCCAACCACAATATTGACAGAGGAATATCCTTTTCCATGAGCAGCTTTCAATACATCAAAGATAGTTCTGGTATTCTCATCATCAATGATTGAGTTTGCATGATCAGGGAACATCTGACGCATGTATCCAACCTTATCAGAAGGATCCAATGGATTCTTCTTGGCATCCTGAGATCGTGAAGGATAGATGCGATACTGACCACCCTTACCAGCAGTCTGTGCAATCGTATTGATGAGTTTTTCGTGACCGATTGTAGGAGGATTGAAACGACCAAATCCTACAGTAATCGTATCAGAAGTTCTTTCTTCGTCTTTTGGTTTATCTTCTTTCTGTGCAGGTTGTTCTGGTTTTGCGACCTGTTTACCCTTGAAAATTTGGAGACGACCACCAACAGTTTTAGCACGGAGGTTACCCTCAGCATCATACCAATCCCCATGGTCATTTCCTGTCAGACCCATTTGTTTGGCCTGTTGAGAGGCCATCGTTTGGGCCTCAAGGATAGTTCTGACTTTTTTAAAGAAACTCACGGTTTGTCCCAGTTCTTGTCTGCGGTGAAGTTGGCCCTTGAGAACTCTAGTCTATCAACTAACTTGAGTGCGTTCCCCGAACGAATGGCCACAAATCCTTCTGGAGCCGTGACTTGGTATCCGTTCTCTGTGCGAAGAAAGGTTCCAATCTCTTGGACCTTTTCAAGTTTACGAATGACATAGTTCTTCGCTTCAATCAAATTCATGTATGAAGCAACTGTGAAGTAGACGGCCCGTTCGTTCTGTTGTAAGAACTTGAGTCCGTCTGTTCGCATTTGTAAATATTTATCCTTTGTCGCCTGTGTCTTTTTAGAATCAATCTCTGCCTGTAGTGTCTGGAAGTAATATCTCTTGTAGTCCTGCACAACTGCTTGTGCATTAGTGATTGATTTACCTTGACGAATATAGGTGTTGAAGAAGATCTTAAACATCTTGTTCATCTGAAACTTACTCTGACCGTAGTCACCAAGCACATCCAGAAATGCACTGGCCTGTTTCAGAGATCCTTCTGCACGACGAACTAGATTGTTGAACTGATCCTTCTCAAAGGATGTCATGTTTGCAGACCCAGTGACATCTCTGAAGTCAGAACTGAATACCATCACTTCAGAATCACCCTGAAGTTGAGAAACATCGGCACCGAACTGTGCGTTCAGATCATCAAGAGTGGGACCAACGTAGGTGGTATGGAAGACAATTCCAAGTTTTGCGTTGAGAGCGCGCTGACCCAGGTTACTAGAAACAGGTATCGCATAGACAATAGTGTTGGGTTGAAACGTAACGCACTGTTCATTGTTTACCCTGCGAGTGTCTTTATCATCAGTAAAGAGCAGATCACCCTGTAACACACCAGGAATCTTGTCCTTGAACCTTGAAAGATACTTGTAAGAGTCTTTCAGTTTTTGTGCAAGTTGACTATCACCATAGATGCGAGATGCATCAGCCTCAGAGTAGATAACTTTGGGTGCAGTCTTTGCAAAGACAGACTTTGTTCCTACAAAAAACTGTTTCGATACAGGATCAGTCCCACAAATAATTGCAGGAGCTCCATCCCATTTAGTCGTAACCCTCACGTTAGACTCGGGCCGTGTTAACATTTCTCCAAGTTCCTTGAGAAATGCAATCGAATTAAAACCACCTTGTTTCCCCTGGTTGAGGATGTCGTCTTCAAGGTGTTCTAGGTGTGTGTTCTTGGCCATACCAGTATCTTACCAGACTTCAGAGTCCCATGCGGAATGACTGGCCACTTGCCAAAATGGCATCGATATTCGCAGCGGTCCCAGACAGATAGTTCACATTAAAAATACCAGTTCGGATTCCTCTAAGGGTTCCTCTAGGTGTTTCGGTATTTTTTCCACCCTCAGATCTAGAAACAAACACAGCCCTGTATGGATTTTCTAATCTACCTGTACTAAAATCTTCAATGTCACCGTTGATTTCATATCTTTCAGAGAAAGACATTTTGAAATTTATATCTCCTTCTTCGTCAATATATGGTCTAAATCTAAAGTCTCCTTGTGCAATAAAATGCACATTATCAATACCAAAAGATCCACCATAGTCTGGCCCAAATACAGATCTTGCAATCAAAGTTGGACTGTTTACAAATCTGTAGATTCTACCAGTCGTTATCCTTCCACTTCGATCAAACGGATTTCCCTCATATGAATTGACACCCATCGTTGCATCTTCATAAAGGGTGTACAA